CATTTCACAAAAGAAGATCAAAGAGCTGGGGCGAGTGCGGGTTTCCCTTCACAAGCCTGGTCAGAAAAGTGATCAGTATAAACTGGTGATCTGGGTGGGGCTTGCAGATATCCCCACTCATTACCTTGGACGCCCCATACAAACCCAATCAGGCGTGCGTACAGGGCGTTACCGTTGGGAGGGAGCTTTTGTCTTTCAGCCAGTGAATGCGAGAAGTGACATGGTTTTTCAGCGGGCACCGGCGTGGAAACATAAGAAACAGGTATCGCTCAAAAGTGGCCGCACGATGTGGATGGGATTGCCCATAGAAAAGGTGGCCCTGCCCATCGCCAACTCAGCGCGTCAGGCCGTTGAGCAACTGCAACCGAAATTGCTGGAACGCTTCACAACTTTGATGCAGCAGGAGCTGAACTATGTCTACCGCATCGAATGAACAACGGATTGTTGAAGTGCTGGTGGACAAGCTCAATGCCATTGCCAGTACCCGGCTGGGTTACTCCGCTACAGGACTGGAAGATACGTTGGCCACGCCTGCCATTTTGGTTCAGTTAGAAAGCCTCACGGAAACCGGGCGGCAAGGGGAGCGAGGTCGGTTTGAGCTGCAGTTCAATGTGAGCGCCGTGGTTCAAACCACCGAGAACACCACAGTAGAGCTGGTCAGCCTGATACGGCAAATCCGAACAACACTCAACCCCGCAGAAAAGCTCTGCCCAGAATCCCGCAAACACACACTCAGCGATACCCGTTTTGATATCGCTCCCAGCTACGGGCAGCTGTCGTTCGCCGACAGCACCCTGACAGTAGAAGCCATCCTCTAACTCTCAAGGACGAAAATAATGATTGATTACAGCTTTATTGGCGCAGGCTCTGTGCATATCCAGCCTTATGACAAATCCGCTCCCCTGTTGCCTATGGGTAATATCAGTGAGTTTGCCTTCAGTTTTGAAGAAGAGAAAAAGGAACAGAAGAATTACATGGGCGGCGGAGGTCTGCGCAACGTTGTCTCCAGAATTTCCGGGATTACCGGTGCCATCAAAGCTCACGATTTCACACCTCCCAATATCGCCCTGGCTCTGAGGGCTTCACTGGAATCCATTGGAGCAACACCGGTTGTGGGCGAGCAACTGACAGCTCATGGGGAAAGCTACGAGCTGATTCCTTTCCGCCATATTCCAGACATCACCCAAACCGTCACCGTTAAAGACAGTGCAGATCAAGATCTGGCTTTAGGAACGGATTATGCGCTCACCAAAGCGGGTATCCGTGTGCTGAGTGGTACAACCATCAGCGCTGAAACCCTGACTGTGGATTACACCCCAAAAGCCGCCAATGCTATCCAGGCACTGTTGGAATCAGGTAAAGAATTCACCCTGTTTATGGAAGGGCTTAACGATGCTCAGGAAGGCCGCCCATTTACCATTCGGGTGCACCGGGTGAAGTTTTCTCCTGTGCAGAATCTGGGTTTTATCTCGGAGGATTTTGCCGAGATTGCTTTGGCTATGGACATCCTTGCTGATCCGTTAGTGACTGGCTCAGGGCTAAGTCCGTTTATGCAACTGGATGTAGCTGACTAAGGAAGGAGCATGCCATGGCCCTTCGCAATTCTGCTATTCAACTCACCCTCAAAGCCCGCGACCTTCTCTCCCGCATAGTCCGCAAATCCGGTGATTCGTTAGAGTCACTGGATAAGCAGGCCCAGTCCCTCAAGTCCCGCCTCAAAACCCTCGAGCAGCAATCCCGCCTTTTGTCTTCCTTTAAAGCCCAGGCTGCCACCGTACAGTCTGTTGGTCGTTCCTATCGTGAAGCAAAGCTCAAGGTAGAGCAGTTGGCACGGGAACACTCTCAGTCAGTCGCCCCCTCGAAAAAGTTAGAACGCCAGCTGGCGGCTGCCCGTAAAACAGTGTCTGGCTTATCGGTGCAGTTTCAAAACCAGAAACAGAAACTGTCGGGTTTGCGGGGTGAACTGCAGAAGAACGGCCTATCCAATCGAGAGCTGAATCAACAGCAAAACAAACTGCAGGCTGAACTGAAACAGACGACAGCGTCTCTCGATCAGATCCAGCGCAAAGCCAAACAATCCCGCTCGGCACTCAAGCGTACTGGCTTTCGGGAAATAGCTCGCGATGCCAGCAAAGCCGAGAACAGCCTTGCACGCTTGGGCACGTCTCTTCGCAATCTGATTCTGGCCAGCACCGGCGTTTATGCCCTGAAGCGTGCCATGCAAGGTGTGCTCAGTGTTGGCGACAAATACGAACGCCTCGCCATC